GCTCAAATGTAAAACCATTACCCATGGAAGAAAACTTTTCCAAATGGTAGGTACCACCGAAGTCTTTCGACGTAAAGGTGGCCGATCTTACACTTGATAATGCCTCAAACCAATCCCAAGGGAGAAGATAAGACACTACATTAAATGCAATTAAGTCAGAAGCTGAACTGAAATCAACGGTTGAATAAACACCGTTAATGGATCCCGATCTGGCAAGGGTCATGTTTGTTTTCCATCCATGATCCAAGTCAATACCTATTTTCTTTAAACGGTCCCGAATAGCAAGCCCATACATTTTCTGCATGGGCATTAAAGCTAAAGGCTCCGTTATAATAGGTCGGTCAGTTTTAGCATTCTTAGGAACAAAAGAGAGCTCCCCGAATCCAAACCTAACTTTACCGTGGTTACGGTATTGCCAAGCAGGTAGGGTAGAGTAACACTTTGCAAAGGCGTTACGAGCATCCCTTGAAATGACAGGCACGGCTTTTAATTTAAACCGTGTTGTTGTTCTTTTCTTTACAGTCGTAGCATTACCGGGTCCGAAAGTGAACGGCATGTCATCAAATGACGGAACTTCACCTAGAATATCCCTAATTATGTTACAGGCAGTAGAAATTACCGCACTATGCAACAAAGGCATTTGCCTTAAGGAGATCCAAGAAATTTTCCCTTCTAAATTCTGATAAACAGATCTAGAAAATGCGTCAAACTTGGCATTTGTTAACCTACAGTTAGCTTCACCGCTAGCAAAAGTTTCCATAGCTTTTGTTCGAGGATTACGCCCAACATCAATAGATGCGTTTTTTGTAAACAACGCAAATACTTGACGTACCGAAGCAGCTTCTAAAGTGCTTAGGTGCGTATAAATGATAGGCGTATTAATGAAATACTGATAATTCTCTGCTATTACAGCATTTAGAATATCGTCTTTCATCCATCCACATTGGTCGGCAAGTTTTAATGCGATCATTTTACAAATCAATTTGTTTTCACGCATAGACCGGAGTCCATAATACGTTGGACTCTTACGTTTATGATATATCTTTTCCATTTCGATGACCTCTAAAAGGAAGGGCGTTAAACTACACCTAAAGATAAACTAAAGGGGTGAAAAATTAGGCGTTTGAACGGAGGGGAATCCCATCCATTACACTCACCATATATTCCGAATTACAAACCAGAGATAGCAACGCCGCAAAAATGCGACGTACTTCTGCCTCAGTTGCGTGATTCGAAGTCGTAAATTCGACTTTCACCTGGTTAGACCACTTAGTAGTGGGCTGCCCTGTAGTTGCATCAGTAAAGACGGTTGGAATTTTAATTATTACATTATTACGTAATAAACCGTTCGCAACTGGTGAGCTTTTAACTCGTGAACTTAAAGTCCCGCGCATAATAAGCGGTAAGGACTCATCGGTCCGGAACTGACTTTCTGTCGGTTCGGATGCGATGCTATTAAGATGCACAGAAGAAACACCCGTCCCAGAATCCAATGCTGTGTAAGCATTGCCTTGAGCGCCATAAGTGTGTGGAAGAGTATCAAAGTTATATAGTAACATTGTGATGTTATCCTATAGTGGGTAAGAAAAATAAAATTAAGTTTAATTTTTACCTTCAGGCGGTAAGATCCATATTTAGGGTTTTACTGTTAGTGAGTACCTTTTTTAGTAATCTCATTAATAACACGACGAATTGATCCAGGTGACAAAGCTGTCACAATAAGGGCGATAGTCACAAGAATGTGTTT